CTATTAAGTAGATGGGAATTTCATCCTGAAAATTTCCTCGGATTTGTACGAATTTCTGCCGCCTGTTTACTACTTAAACGATTTTGAGATAGGCTCTAGAAAAATTGCGCCCCGGTGGCCTGGCTTTATTTATTACCCCGCCGCGTTGCATAAGTGGCAAAGGTAAAAAAGAAACGGAATTGCGGATTAAAGCCAGTTATATGGTAGAATTTATCGGCGCGTATCGCTTGCCCAATAAGGTATTTGGCAGTGCTAGTGCCGATACGATGACTGATATTATTGCCTTGCGCAAATATTCATCAAGCGTGTTAATGAAAATTGATGAGTTACGGCAGCAAGACTCCGAGGTATTAATCGCTGCTAATGTGCAATGGCCGGTATTTACTCAAGGTCAGTATTTTCAAGAGGAAGGCCAGCGCTTTGTTTTAGGGGAATTTGTTCCCAAAGACCCTAGTAAATTCCGCGATGTAGATCGGGTTATGAGTGATAAACCCGTGGCAGAAATAGCCAGCATGCTGGCTAAATTTCCAGCGTCACGGATTAACTGGGCCTTATTAGAATCAACCGAAACACAGCCCATTATTTACCATGAAGGAGACAGCATTCATCAAGCGGGGCAGACACTGGTATTGGAAAATGGTCAATGGATCGCTGCTGAAAATCCCGCCACGGAAACTCAAAGCGCGCATTTAAGTGCTGAGCTATCTACGCCCTATAAAGCATTTGAATCTAAACAAGATTACGAGGCTGTTGCAGCATGGTTTGATTATGCTAGTAATGCCGCGCCATTAACTATACCAGCCTGGCTACGTCCTTTTCTGCACCAACTGCAAACACTGGAAACGGCAGCGCAACGTGAACGCTATTGGCAAGCCGGTGTGGTTGCCTTCGCTGTGCAGCAAGTATTAGATGAGCGCTTGATTACGAATGAGCCGGTCGATTTTCTTACGGAATACACTGAACTTTCGGCGGCAATGAAGCAATATGCAGCGACACATAGTAAATGTCCCACTGCATTACGTCCTATATTAGGTTCAGCATTTGCCGTAGTACGGATTCATTATCGAAAGAAAACCGGATATTCCGCAATTTGGCGTGGCATGGGGCAAGAAAAGTTGCAATTACAAGCACATGATGCCCAATCTAGATTTGATGGCTTGCGTTATCAGACGCGCTCCATATGGGTAGATCGCTACCGGGCCGCGCAAGTATTAGGTGATCATTTTGACCCGTTAACGAGTGATGATTGGTGTATTAGCGCCGATGGCAATACGGTAGCGCGGGCGGATGATGTTTATGTCGGTAATGTTGCTGATTATTTGACCGCTATCGATCAGCAAATTACTGATTGCAATAATGAAACGATTCGATCCAAGTTACTGCGGCAAAAATTACAAGCGCAAATGCGTATTCACAAAGTCCAAGCGGATACGATGCGCTTTACCTTACAAAGCCCGCACGTCACACTGGAAGACAAGGCAGAATTTTTACGGCGGTTTGTGCATCCCTCAGCCGTAGTGGTTATTGATGAGGAAACAGGGAAACCAACGATTGATTTTGAAATCAAAGGCAAGCATTTAACGGATGATGAAAAACTGATTCGCCGCTTAGGTCACTGGATTAAAAATGGTTCTATTACCTTGAGCGGGGTTAAATTAGATCGTGATGAACGCGATGCGCTAAATCAATTGCAAGCGATGTGTAATCGAGCCAATGCTCAATTTAATATTTGGGTTAAAGGTAATCAGCGGATTATTAATACCATTCAAACCGCCTTCGATGATCCGAATAAACAGCGCTTTACGCAGATTGACGATGAATCTGAATTAGTGATTGCGGGCATGAATCCAGCGCTGCGTTTACATGGTTATCAAAATGCGTTTGTGCGGCGCATGGGTCGTGATTTTTCTGGCATTAATGGCTTTGGCGTTGGATTAGGAAAAACCTTTACCGCTCTAGCTTCAATACAGTACGCACACAATATTGGTGTAAAAAGTAAAACTTTGATTGTCGTACCCGGCGCGGTATTAAGTAATTGGCAAAAAGAAGCACAGCGCGCTTATAAGACACTTGAGGATTGTTTATTTATCGGTTTAACTACCGATAAACAAGGTAATGGCGTAGTTAAACCTGGTAAATACGATTCTGATTTAACTGCAGTATTGGAAAATAAGCATCGCAAGATATTTATGACCATGGAAGCCTTTGCGCGGATTCGCTTGCATGAAACTACGATTAGCGCCTATGAGCAGTATTTGCGCACCCATGATAGTAGCTTTGCAGAAAGCGAAGATAAGCGCAAAGATGAGCAGAAAAAATCCGCTGCTAAAACCTTATTGGCCTTATTAAGTGATAAGGCTGGTAATGCCCCCTATTTAGAAGATATGGGGATCGATAGTTTAGTCATTGATGAGGCGCATGCTTACAAAAATAGTGCTGCAACGCTGGAAATGGACAAAGCGCGCTATTTATCGTTACCGCCGACTTCAAAACGCGGCATTGATACTCAAGCCAAAGCCTGGTATGTGCGCGGGCAATCGGGCGTCCGCCAGGATGGCGTGTTATTACTGACCGCCACGCCAATTACGAATAGCCCGCTAGAAATTTATGCCATGCTCTCATTGGCAGGTGGGGTTGAGCGACTTAATAATCAGTTTGCCGGTATTAAAGGCGCTGATGATTTCATGAAAACGGTGTGCGTGATTGAAAATGGACTAGATCGTACCAGTGATGGTATTGAACGCATGACCAATATCTTTACCGGCTTGGCGAATGTGCCATTATTACGACAAGCATTAAATAGCACCACGGTTATTAAAGAAGCATCTGATGTGGGCGCGGAAATTATTTTGCCAGAAGGTGAAGAAAAACCAACGTCCATTACCCTGCCGCCCGCTACAATCGAGCGTTTAAAACTATACAAAGGCGCATTTAGATATGCAGTAGATGAATTAACTAACAAACAGCCTAATCGCGGTGATAAAACAGCATTTGAGCGCTTGGCAAAAGAAACCGGCGAGCCGATGGCATTAATCGGCCACCCGTTTAACCTCATCAACAAAATGAGTCAGTATATTGCTGATCCTGAATTGGAAGCCCGCGCGACATTTTGGCATTATGATTCCGCACAACAATCACAAGTGCAAATAGTTATTAACCAATTTAATGCCTTGAAGCGTATAGAGGAACATTCGCGCCCTGGACGCTATACCCAAAAACAGGCCATTATCGGCAGAGAAACGATAAAAGACGGCAAGAAGAAGCGCCAAATACTCAAAATACAGGTATACGCCCAATTACTGGAAACCGAGCAAAAAATTGTACTGGATTCAATCGATCCTGCCGCTCAAACTGCTTTTGAAAAACTCGCCGATACCGCCGGATTACATTTAGATTGCAGCGTGCCACCAAAACTGGCCGCGCTACTGGAAAATATTCAGCATGAACAAGCGCTGCCGCGTGGCGCTACTGGAAGTGGTGAAAAATTACCCTATGCCAAGCAGCTTATTTTCTGCGATATTTTGGCATTGCATCATAAAATCAAACGAGTATTAATTCAGCGCGCCGGGATTGATGCCAATCATATTGCTATTATTACCGGACAAACTAACAATAATCCTGATGAGGTGTTAGCCGTGGCGGAAGGATTTAATGCCGCTGGTGAAGATAATAAATACCGCTTGATTATTGCCAATCAAAAAGCGGAAGTGGGTATTAATTTACAGCAAGGCACACAGGCGATTCATCATTTAACCATTGGCTGGACGCCGGATAGCTTAACCCAGCGTAATGGGCGCGCAGTGCGCCAAGGGAATCGCACCGCTCGCGTCAGTGTGTATTACTATGATGCCGATGGCACATTTGATGTTTCCAAACGCGCCATGGTCAATAAAAAAGCCGATTGGATTGGCCAATTAATCTATTAATCTGGCTATTAGCGGTGGATTAACGCGTCAGCAACAAGAAGCATTAATTGAAACGGTAGGCGATGCGGCCGCCATGGCGCAGATGGCAACGCGTTTGGCCACGCAAGAAAAACAAGAACGCATTCAGCGCAATCGCACGGCTCAATTAACGCAATTAGATACGCTAGCCAAACAGCGGCAGTTTATTGAAAAAAATGCCGATGTGGCTACATTTATGCGTCAGCGCGCATTACAGGCATGGAATTACTGGCAAGACGTTAATACATTACAAGCCCGGCTAGCAACATTTAAAGGCAAAGAAAGTTCGCGTATTCGATTAGTAGTGGCCTTAGAAAAGGCGCAAGAAACCTTACAGCGTATCACTCATGAAGTGGATACCAGCCTGATCATTCATAAGACCAGTGGTTTTATGCCGAATATAGTAAAAACAGGTAAAACCATTGGTTTAATTGCCGCTATGGAGCAAGCGGTTAATGATTATGGCCGCAATAAGAAAGATAACTTTGTTAGTATTATCAATGCCAAGGGCTATCGCTATTTGCTGGAACCTGTAGTTGGCTCCACGTTAGAAAATGAATGGCAGGCTGAAATGGATATGGCGCGCCATTTAATGACTTCTGCCCAAAAAGAATTTATTAGCCAATCACATAATGAAGGTGCCTTACCGGCTTTAGTGGCAGAAAAAATGGCAGATGGTCAGGGTATTATTTATAACCAACAGCCCATTGTTTGCGGTACCTTTGTCCAGCAAGGGACAGCACTGGCGGTATTTGATGGGATGGTATTAACCAGTGGCAGAGCCATAGGTGAACCGCATTATCAGTCTCGCCATCCAGACGGCTCTTCAGCAACGATCAATATTCTCCAATCAATGGATTTAATTTATCCCGGTGAGGCCGCCTGGGAAGCCTGTGTTAATCAAGCTGCAATTATGGAAGATGCCATCAACACCGCGGCGATACAGCGCGGGCAACCCGCCGATTTTGATTATTTTAGCCAGGTTGTTCCAGAAGTGGCACAGCGCAGCACCGTAGCGCATACGGCCCAATATTTATTATTTAATAACCTCCTGCCTGCGCCTTATTTCCCGCATGTAGTCAATAAAATCATGGCTGAAAAAAGTGAATTATTGATGCAGATTTTTGAGCAACAACGCGTGTTAGTTACGGATGTGGGAAACAAGTATTTTACAGTTCCAGCAGCCACAGAAATAGATGAAGTTGAAACGAGTTCGTCCCGCTTGGAGGCGTTGCTGCATTATATGATGGCGCAGGAGAAAACCATCGATATAGCGGCATTAAGTCGTTATATGGGAGAAACACACCATCATATCGTGCTAGAAAACGCCTTGAATCTGGCATTACCCGCAACGCGCTATCAAGATGAGTTTACTGCCTATATCACTGTACTAAAAACCACAGGATTATCCGTTGACCAATTAAAAACTGCCGCTCAACAGTGGTTGCAGGAAAAAACCAAAGCATGGCTGGAATGGCCCGCGCAGGGCGCTGCGGATGCTATTCCACGTTGGATACAACATCTTATTGATGGCTCACCATCACCGACAACCTATAACGACGAGGATTTAGTATTTATTGGCGGTAAAACCAAGGAATGGATGCGAACGATTAAATGTTATGCCATTAGTCAAGGCCAAAAAGCTAAATGGTTCCGCCATAAATCAGCCTGGGGAGTGTCATTCAAGGCGTGGACGGCATTATTAAACGCCTATCCACATGCTACTGATGAATTACATTTACTCTAAATGAGAATGAACTATGAAATACACCAACTATCGTTATCTTGAGCATGACATTGAAGACCTACTTAAGACCAAGCGGATAAATGTGCTTAAGCATACCGGGCGCGCGGATTGGGGCACATTTATGGCACAGGTTATCGCCTGGCGCTTATCACATGATCCATTACGTTATCGAGATTATGGGCCGTATTGGTGGGCGATTAAAAAGATACTACGCCAATATACGTATTCGGTCGGCGAACAACACGGCCCGGAAATAATTGAACAATGTTATTGCGGCGCGCATGATGAAGCCACGTTGTTAATGGCGGAATTATTTCGTGAAGATTATCTGCGCACTCAGTTTATCGGTACAAACTGCTTTATGCTGAATGAAGAAGGTGAAAGCTGGGAATGTTTTGATGAGGACATGGAAACCGGCGAGCGCCTTATGGCATTGGCTTCAGTACCCGCTCCTTAAATTCAAATTATTAATGACATTATGAGCCAGTTTCTGTTTTCATTTGATGATCTTGCCAACGGCGGTGAAAAAGCGATTAAAGACTTAACGCGTTTGTTTACTCGCGCTGGGGCAGTGGTCACGCAAGTCAGTATCGATGCCGCTATTAAGCGTTCCAGTCATATCAGCTATCGACAAATTCATTTAAGTTTTGCTGATTCGCAACAAATTACCTTGCGGATCAAACGCAGCGGTGATATTTTTCAAGTCGTATTCAATAAATCCGTGATTCCTATTCGCTATCAGGATGATCATGAAAAGGCCATTGCGGAATTGGTCAAGAAACTGGATGCGAACCGCACCGCCTTTCAAAAAAGATTGGCACGGTTACAGGTTAAACTGCCAGCCAGCATTAAAACCGCCGTACCCAAACAACTCACATTATTAACCGAACGCCGCGATGAGCTTAAAGAACTGATTGCGCAATGTCGGGAATTAATCGCCCAGGTTCGGCAAAAAATCGCGCAATTAGCCGTCGTTGCTTAATTATAGTGGCGGCGTAGTTGTACCAGGGCCACTAAGAATGCCGCCGTGCATATGATTATTGCCAATCGTTTTGCCACCGTGCGTAACCGTGCCACCAGTAACGTCTAGATTACCCTCCACAGTTAGATTGCCGCTACAAATAGTTTGTGCGGCATTAATAGTTAGCGTACTGGCGGTAATCGTAACTGTAGGCGCGTGTAGTTGCAGTTGCTGGTCAGCTAATAATCCTATATTGGTATGGTGCCAGCGCCGCCAATGGCACTGATTCCCGGCTTGCGGATTACGCGACCCCGTAATAATAGGATAACGGGCATCACCACCGATAAAGGCAACCCAAACCGGATCACCGGGCAATATTTCAATTTCGGTCGCGTACTGTTTGTGGCGGGATTTTTCACCAATCGGGTATTCAATTTCTGCCAGCGGTAAACAATCGGCGTGATCGGTTAATCCAGGAATACGAATCCGGCATAAACGCTGCACTTGATCGACACTATCAATAATGGCTGGATAGCGCCCCGCTAATAAACCGTAGCTATGATTATTCATGAGGATAAGGTTGCTAACCACAATTTACTGTAACTTTCGGTGCTAGTTCCCGTATCCGTGCCAGTAGCAAGATAATGGGCGGCGGTGGTAATGATATGATGTTGCCCATCAGCAAAGGCGATTATTTGCCCAGCATATAGCTGCATATTCAATCCTACACATAGCGTTTTTGTTTGCACCAAAGGCGTGCTCAAGTTGCGTAGCGTATTTACATCGGTTTGCGGCATAAAATGCCACGGTCGTATTTTGTTTTGCGGTGAAATAATAAATTCCCCCTGCGCATTCACTGAAAAAAACTGCGCCAAACTATGATGTTCTAAAAAGCCTGACGCAACGTGTTGGCTAGCGCTATCAGGTAGGGTCAATACGGGTTCGGTTTTAAATAAATCGGGCAAGCGGACACAATGCAAATAGCCTTCTTGCCAAAAGATTCCGACACCGCATTCTTGTAATGTGCGTACTAATGCAAACGTCGGTACTTGCCCCACAAAACAGCTAAATCGTGGTATCAATCTGTCACCAACCAGTGGTTTTAAACGTGCACCACAGGCGCGATAAATCGTACTCAATAAGGTATTTTCTTTAATAACAGCGCGCTCACGGACAAAGGCTAACTGATGACATTCCGTCAATAATCCCGTAATCCGTACCGCAGCGCGTTCGTGAACACCTTGGCTATATCGGGCGGCGCGGTGTTTACTGTGAATAATGTGAAAATGTTCTTCTCCGCATTGAATCGTCTGGCCGGATGTTAATAGCGCTTCTATACTTTCATCACTGGCAATATCGGCTTCCAGCGTCACTGGAATCGGTGCCATATCCCGGCGTAATACCGCTCGAATCAATAAATCACCACGCAATGACCGGCCATTGGCGAGAATGATTTTCATGGCTAGGATTTACACTGGTATAATCGGCCATGCAAAAGCACGTTGCGGTAATGCATTTTCATAGTTGGTAATATCACTGGCAATTTCACTGCTACTACGTCCAAACGGTTCCACGCCAAATCCGCCACGTGCTGCTTCTAATTGCAAGGCGGTTTCGCGTTCGACATATAATAAAAACAGCGGGCCAATAATCGCCCATTGGCTATTATCTACACGGGTTTCGGCAGTAATTTCACCAACAGATGTTATCGGTCCATAACCGGCATAATAACGAGTGGCAGCCATAGCTTGCTCCAGTAAACTGGGCAGGGATAGTATGGTTGCGGCAGGACGTTGATAGTGAACAAAATCAGTAACCCGGTCGTGTAATGTTGGGCTGGGCGCGGTCATTTTTATCAGGAATAATTTTCGCTATTACCCTGCACGACTTCACCAAAATAATGATAAAACAAGGTGCCGCTGATCAGTAAAGGTTGACTGCGATTTTCCCAATCCCGGTCGGGAACGTCTGCCTGGATAAAGCAATCGACAATCCGTTTATAGCGCAGATAATGTTGCGGCGTACCTTCATAAATCTTTGCGTTAAATAATCCCTTGCGGGCAATTAATTCCAACATTAAACGATCCACATGACCGGCTACTGTTTCCAGCATTGCAATCGGGCCTTGCTGCGCAATCTTGCTTTGTTGCGGTTGCCAGTAGCTGGTTCCCAATGCCCCGGCTATTTCAATTTCACCGGCACTGGATAACGTCGGCCACGGCGCTTGTTTACATAATAAATAACGATCTTCAAAACCCTCAATTTCAAAACTAAAATCGCTGGAAATAACCTTCGCACCCATGGCGCGGGAGGTGTCATAGAAACTCTTCAAATAGTTTGCATTGGAAATAGCCATAAGGACGCAGCATTAAACGGCAGATAATGCGCTCAAGCCTACGGAATGGAAAATCATTATTAGGGGAAAATTTCCGCTTTGGGTAATGAGATAAGGAAAAAACAAACTAAATGACGGTGTGCTGCGTTGCACACTGACTGCTATGAAACATTTTCCTCTTTTACGTAGCGGCGCGTTCAACGTGCAATTGCAAGAGTTAAGCATCGGCCAGTGCTTGCAATTGGCCGCCATGCCCGCCGCCGCTAATCAAGCACAAACCACGGCATTTTTGCGTTTCGCTAGTGTGGAACCGGCCAGCGACCCGTTGCATTGGAGCGTACCGGAACGCACGTTTGCGGTCTGTCATTATTTAGCAATTACCGATGAATATCAGGCCAATTTTGCGGTTGGACAAGGCTGCTTAACGGATTATCTGGATGTCAGTCGTCCACGTGAACTGGAGCGGATAGATATAGGCGAGTTAGCCGGAGATCACTGGCAATTGCAGCTACTTAACGGCGCAATGGCAGAATCGATTGAGCGCCTGGAAGCCACTGCTGAGGGCCTAAGTGGGCGCGCGCATTGGCTCATCGGCGCGATGGCTGCACAGTTACAACGCGGCGCTGAAACGATTCCTGATGCAATCCATGACGCAGATGCCTATGACCGCTGGTTGCTCGAACGCATGCAGGTAATCAGTGCCTTTCCAGAAAGCGATTTTTTAGCGTTGTTAGCTGCTTTTGAGCGCAGTAGCGCGGAATTAGCACATCTATTTCAATTGTATTTTGATGATCAAGGTATCGCGTTTTTGCCATGGGAGGCGCACGGCGATCTGCCAGCGGCGCGATTTCCAGTATCTACCGTCTTCAGCAGCGTGGCGTACGCGCTTTGTAGAGCACATGCAGCAGCGCGCACATAACCTTTGTTTGTATGCGCATACGTCCTTAAATCAGGCCATGGCGTTGCCGCTGAGTGTGGCGCAGGATTTTTTCCAATCCAAGGCGTTTGAGCACTGGAAAACGGCCAAAGAAGCGGAAATGAAGCTGCGCGCCGCGACCGTCAGTGGTCATAACCACGTCGTTCAAGCCATTGCCGGATTGGCGCGTTTACTGGCACGACGTTAATTAAATGGAATACGACTATGAAAATCGATATAACCCAAGCCACCATCGCCAGTTTCGGGCAGAAAATAGCCATCAGTGGCGGTGCAACAGCCGTGGTTGGCGGGCTGACTGCCAACGATTTAGCCGCCATTGGGGGCGTGGTTGCCGGTATTGGTGGGCTAGCGGTACAAATTATTTTCAGCGCGTTGCGGCGACGTGATGAACGTCAAGAACAACAGCAGCAGCGGCAGTGGCATCAGGAGGAGGCGCAGCGTAAAGAGGAGTTGCATCTTTTGGAATTACAGCAGCGGCGTTTGCAATTAGAACGGCTGCGTAAGGAGATAATCCATGATTGATAGGCGGGCTTGGATTGGTTGCGGATTAAGTGGCGTGGCCGTGGCAACGGCGCTGATTATGTATTGGGAAGGCGTGCATTTTATTCCGTATAAAGACCCGGTCGGTGTATTAACCGTGTGCTACGGTCATACGGGTGCCGATATTATTGAAAATAAACGTTATAGCGCAGAAGAATGCCAGGAATTATTAGCCCAAGATATGGCGCAAGCTAATGCAGCCGTTAATCGCTGTTTGCCGATGCCGAAACTGCCACATATTGAAGCGGCATTAACCTCAGCGGCCTTCAATATTGGCCCGCGTGTGGTGTGCGGTTCGACTTTGCAACGTAAAGCCTTAGCCAATGATTGGCCGGGCGCGTGCGCGGAATTAGCGCGCTGGAACCGCGCTGGCGGGCGGGTGATGCGCGGCTTGCGTTTGCGGCGTATGGACGAACAAGCGGTGTGTGAAGGCCAGCCGAATGCGATAGCGCGCCATGTCCAAAATAACGAAGCGTAGCGCGTGGCTTCCCGCCCTAAATACAATTGGTAAACAGCGGCAGCAATTAGAACGTACCGACAAACAGCAACGCACTGCCGCAGCAAAAGCGGCCAATTCGGTTATTTTGTCGCCTCACGATGTGCAGGGGCACTACAACGTCCAGCGCCTGCTGCATACCACTTTGGGCGGAACAAAACGCGCGCTCACTCTCGCGGATTTAGCCGCATTTCAACGCAATATCGCCGCTGTTCAACGCCGATACCGTCATGGTATTACCGCAAGACAGGTCTTGGATTTATCGACGGCCATCGATCGACAACGTGCCAATCAACAGATTCATTCGTGTGTGATCGTAGCGGCGCAAGGCGATATGCTGCGATTTTTGACCAATGCTGGCCCGGATTCTGATGATTCACATCACCATGTGAGCGTACGATTTTTAGGACTAACCGCGCATATGGCTGGCCCTAATGCGGCTGCAACCCGCCAATCCGCTTTGGCGGTACGTAACGGCGCATTATTAATTGAATGCGATTGTGGCCGCTGGCGATATTGGTATCGTTATGTTGCCACCGTCGGAAAATATCAGGCCGGGCGCGCTGAAACCGGTTTTCCAAAAATCCGCAATCCCAAACTGGAGGGTGTGGCGTGTAAACATTTATTGCGGGTTTGTGCGGAAATAGAAAAATCACCGCAGGTATTAAATTATCTTATCCGTTTAATAGATAAAGCACGCCGTGAAGACGCGCCCAACGTGCGTTTAAAAACCACTCAAACTCAAGCACAAAAACAACTTGCTAAACCTGGCCGGATTCGAGATGTGGAAGCAAGTCGCCGTGCCAGAATAAAAGCCAAACAATCTCAACGTTTACAGCGCCACGCATCCAATAAAAAAACGGCTAATACTTTAGCCCCACTACCCAGCGCGGCCGCATTGGCATTGGGTAAAACTATGAACCTTACCCCGGCGCAAGTTAGTCAGCTTATTGCGGCTAATGCCATACCTTGATCTTATTGAATGTATGTTGCTACAGAACTAAAAATACGGTATTGTGCCCGCAGATCACGGGAGTACAAGCATGCAGATTTCAACGTTCAGCAGCCGTCAGTTTAATCAACATGTGGCGGCGGCTAAAAAGGCGGCTAGTGCCGATAATTTGGTTTATATCCTTGATCGTGGACAACCGGCGCATGTACTGATGAGTATTGAAAACTTTCGTAAATTATCTGGACAAAAACAAACTATTCTCGAGATGTTGGCTATGCCTGAAGCAGCGGCTGTTGAGTTTGAAGTTGAACGACTACAGGATTTGCCACGTACGATAGATTTAACTTGATGATGTACTTACTCGATTCCAATATTGTTTCTGAATTACGTAAAGCGCCTGCTGGTCGGGCAAATCCCGGTGTGGTTGCTTGGGCACGGACTACTAATCCAGAGGCGCTTTTTATTAGCGCCATTACCTTAATGGAGTTAGAAAAAGGTGTGCAATTAAAAACCAGGAGAGACCCAATCGCTGGAAATGTGTTGCGCCGCTGGTTAATAGAAAAAGTACGGCCCGCTTTTCATGGCAAAGTACTGGTCGTTGATGAAACGGTTGCCTTAGAAAATGCTAATTATCATGTCCCAGACCCGCGCCCCTTGGCCGATAGTTTGATTGCGGCTACTGCCAAAGTGCATGGCCTATGCCTAGTTACACGGAATATACGGGATTTTGAACCATTTCAACAGATACATGGCTTGCAAGTAATTAACCCGTGGACATAAATCGATATTTATATAGTTTTTTTATATAGTTTGCTGTAATGGCTTAGACTTTACAGCTAAATTCAAGCCCAGTGCATCCAGAACGGCTAGTAAGCTGCGTAGTGTAGGATTGCCCTGTTCGCTGAAAGAACGATAAAGTTGTTCACGACATAATCCACTTTCCTGTGCAACCCGCATCATACTTTTTGCACGGGCTGCTATACCAATAGCTTGTGCAATATAAGCAGCATCACCTGTTTCAAATGCTTCATTCATAAAAACAGAAATCATTTCATCAGTTTCTAGCAGTTTAGCTGCATCAAACCGGTGTAGTGGTTGGTGTGCTTTCTTCATCATCATTTTGATCCCATTGTGCGGCTAATTGCCGTGCTCGTTGAATATCGTTTTGCTGACTACCTT